CCTCCAGCTGTTTCTAAGATTCCCAATATTAACTGGAATCGTTGGTGAAGTCTTATCCATATCCGTCCGTATCACTGTAGCTGCTTCTATCAATCCCTTCATAGAAACCAATTTCATCTTCTGTAATTTCTTATTCAAATTACGCATCACCTTATCTGCCCCTATCAATCCTCCTTGTTTCATATTTTTGCTACTCTAATGAATTGATCTTTATGATGTAATACTGGGAATTTCAAAAACCTTTTAATTTCATAAGCAGAAGGCACCTTTTTAGGATCTGCTTTCTGTGCCGCTGTTAAATCAGTCAACGGTCCTAGGTAAAGCATCCCCTCACTATCAAGATCCTGTGTCACATAAACATTCATTCCAATCGTATCTCCAGTTGCACGCACTAGCTCTCTCCCTTGGCTGGTTCTAATGAGTTCCTCTGAGTTGGTCCAGAATCCTAAGATTTCAACTCCAGTAGGAAAGGTATTGGTACCATCATTTCCTACCGCAGGAGTACTCCAATATACAAGCTCCCTATTTGCCGTCCTCTTTATGAAATTAACCAAACTCATTTCATTAGGTATTAATTTGTTTTATCGCATTGAATGAAGTTCTTTTCTTTTCACTTTCTTGAAACTTCCCTGACGTATCAAGGAATAAGACCATCTGTCCATAAGTTGTTTGCTCCATAATCCCATCAGGATTCTTATGGTACAGTGCTTCTATCTGCCCAACCTTCTCTTTCTCAGGTTGTCGTTCTTTTGTGATAGCAATTAGATGGGCTGTCAACCAAGTTTCAATATCTTTCAATAATTCACTCGTCAAGCCTTCCCCTCCTACCTTCCTTGTAACAATAAGATTGGCTTGATTAATTAGTGAGGTAATATCCCCATCAATTAAAGAAGTCTCTATCACGTTCTTCACGTCTGTCAATGTCGTTCTTACTGCCATATCGTTATGCTATTTTCAATCCAACTTTTCTTCTCGTCTTCCATAATTTAGGTTCAATGAATTCCATAACCTCTTTTGGTCTCCATGTCAATCCTAACCATTCAATGGCTTCCCGTAATTGTGTATAATCACCATTGACTAATCTTTCAGGCCAAACAATTTTCACATTGCAACCTGCCTGTATCATTTCCACAAACTTCTCCTCATGGTGTCTTACCCATTTTATCCACCCTTCAAAATCTTGGTAAGCATCCATAAACGAAGTATTCAAACAAGAGGAGGCAATATCCGCCGATCTGCGGCGAACTATTATCCACTTGGCATTAGGATAGGCATAATGCCATACGGGCCATACAAGGCAACATCTAGCCCCTTTATAGAACCATGAGCCGCCTTGGTAACCCTCTTCAACAATAATCCTATCAACTTTCTGCTTCCAATCCGATGGAATAGGCAATTTAGAAGTATCAGGTAAAGGCTTCTGCCCTTTAGGATCCATCTTTAACTCACGGAGATAACCTTTGTCAATGGCTTCACGAATACGCTGATTCTCAAACATTCCTTTAGCATTGTACTTGTTAGGGCCATACAACTTACCACCGAAAGAACCACAGATATTAATAACCCCAGCAACCATACTGGTTCCACTCCTAGCACATCCTGTGATAAGGATTGGTGATTGTTCTATTTCCAATTGTTTGTTCTCCATTCTTCTTCAATTTGATGAGGCCTAGGACTTCCGTGACAACTAATGATCCTAGCGTTATCAGGAACCCCTTTTCCTCTGACATGGTGCTTATAGCTAAATATTTGCTTAGGAGCAACATCATCCCATGTCTCAGGATGCTCTCCTATCGTTCTGTCAATCCAATATGGTTCGTATCCATTTGTGGCTTTGACAGCAGCCAACGGATCTTTTATCAACGGATCCCAAAATATCTTTTCATTCTCTTCCCCTGCTTGAAAGCTGACGATATCCCCTGCTCCTTGATGCTCCTGGCCAGGTATCCATCTGTTCCTAACACAATATTGACCACGGTAATTCATCAAGTCATCAAGAGGACCTACGATCACTACATCTAAATCTAAACACAAAACCTGGGTATCAAATAATCCAGCGTCTTTGCTAAACATATAGAACCTGGCCAATACTCCTTTCTTGCTTACCAATTGAAACGGCCGAAGTTGAATATTCTCATTGACCTTTAACTCTTCATTGGTGAAGCAAATAAAATTAAACGGTTGATTTGCCCACTTCTTAATTCCTAGAAACAAATTATCTACATATCTTGCAGCTAAGGCATCATTCACAGGCTCTACGGTACGCAAATATCGTTCGTTAACATAACCCTCATAATTAGGTTTTTTGTACTGCCAACGTTCTCCTTGCCAGAAAAAACAAATTACATTGAGCACCTTTTTCATTCTTCTTTTATTTTCATCCAAGTATTATCGATTCCAGTCTCCTGGTAATCTGGAATAATATCTTGTAAGGCTTGTTTAACTCCTCCCCAATGAACATCGTGTCCGGATAATAATCCTCCTTTTTTTACCTTCGGAATCCAAGCTCCTAAATCATTTGCAACACTGATGTAATCGTGGGAAGCATCAACGAAAATAAAATCCAAGGTTTCATCTTCTACCCGTCTAGCTACTTCCCAAGATACTCCTTTCAAAATTATGACCTTAGAAGAATAGTTCCTCACCACTCCTCTGAAATCTTCCTCCATAACAGTACTATCAAAAATACCACTGCCTGGGACAGGTCTCCAATCATCAGCGACATATAATTTTTTCAACTTAGGACAATACTGAAGAACATAGCCTGTGGTCAGTCCGATGGCTGCTCCAATCTCTGCTCCTATGGTATAATTATTCTTCACAATTTCTTTTGCCAACCAAATTGACCTTCCTCTCATTTTTTCAATACGTCTTCTAACCTGACTTTCTTGAATTCTTTAATGGCAGAATCTTCACAGACATTCAAAATTTCCACTCCTTGTAACTCGGCATCGTGAGCAACCTGAGGCATCCATTCCAAAAATCTATCAAAGACCATACTTGTACTAGGTTTATGATATCCTTGAAATCCTTGATGCCAATGAGTACGATTATCCTTCTCATTCTTTGACTTCATATCAAATCCAAGAAGATAAATTCTATCAACCCCAGCCAGCATAGCAAAATTAATTGCAGCAACCCCACTATTGAAATTCCATCTAATTGTGTCATTCTGAGAACTCAGTCCAGGACGATCATCCCGTTTCAGTCTCTTGATGTTCGTTGTTAATGGTTCCAAATCAGGATCAATCTGCGGCACATCTGTAACCTTAAGATTCTTGAACTGTAGAATTCTATCTTTATGCACTCTAAAGAATCCTGCATCAGAGAAATATAAAACGGATACCCAGTCACCTAACATAAAAGCAATATTGACTCCTATGACGTTCTTATCGTGTAAAGGCTTCAGGTATTTAGAATAGATAGAAATAGGCTTCTCACCAGCTTCTACTTTTTTAATTACCTTGTCAGGAATATTGAATTGATAAGGCAAGGACCATCCTCCTCCTATTATCCAACATTCACCTTCTGGCCATATGTTAGGTACCCGCCACGAACCCATTTTATTCAGGGAATATTTCTCTGTCAAGTTCAGCCTTTAATTCCTTAGCAACATCTTGGCGTAATTTAGAATCATTCATCACCTTCCCTGCTGGTGAAAGTACATTGTACCAGCCAGCTCCAGAATGTTCTACAGTGTATTCTTCCTTAGGCTCAGAAGGAATTTTCTCTTCCTCATCATTACCTGAAGACTTTACCTTCTTGACATCCTTTATTTTGAATTCTTTCTTTCCATTCTCTACCAATTCAAAATCATCAGAAAATTTTTCAAGCTCATCTTGAGTGGCCCTAATACTTTCACCAGGCTTCACCATCCGATTCCTACGATCTGGAAAAGGATACAATACACCGGGAGTGATTTTCTTCCATAAAGGCTTATTCTCATTCTTAGTTCGTTCCATAATTTTTTCTTTGTGAAAAGACTTGATTAGTCTATTTCAATTAAACATCAATTCTAAGCTAACAGGACGATACCTGAAGCATTGTTATAATCAGATTTAACCCGTGGTACCTGAATTGTCATTACCTTGTAGTTATGAACGAATCCTCCTTCGGTATCCCATTGGATATTCTGGAATGGTGATCCATCAATCAAATCTACCACATCAGTACTCATCGTCACCAAAAGAACATTATTGGCAGGGAGTCTATCAACAACCCGAACGCCTTTAATCCCATCTATGGATTCAATTCGTTGACGGATAGTCTGTGTGCTTGTTCCACTGACATTATAATCATCATCAAGTACTGTTTGGTAAGCTGTTGGAACATAAAGCATCCAAGGACCATAATAATTAGCGTTGATACAAGCTTGAATCATTGCTAATACATCATCCTTAATAGCTACTCCGGTCTTTCCAGAAGCATCCCAATTTGATCCTAATGAAACAGTATTGATATCAGGATGTGAAAGATAAGAATGGATAGTACCTCCACCATATGTCAATGTCGCAGTAGCTCCAAATAACATATCTTCCAGCTTCTGTGCAACCTTACGGGCTGCCCTTTCAGCATTCACGGTATCTAATCCAGTTCCTCTATTTCTAGATTCCTGAAGAATACGTTCACTCAACATATAGTCACTATGGACTATCGGAATTGGAATATGAGCAGTATTGAAATCCACCGTATCACCTTTGCTCTTACGAACAGGATCAATAGATACAACGGCTTCCATCGCATCACTCATTTCCTCCCAAGTCAGAACCGTAGTTCCCATTGCGTTGGTCAACGGTCGAACAAGACCATTGGCTTTAAGGTCATCAAAACCAATCAACCTTTGTTCAGCCACTTTCACAACTGCATCATCCAATTGCCGCCATTCATCATAACGCAATGTAGCATTTGCTACCAATTGGTGCCCATAATTTTTTGGGTCTTTAACATCACCACCTTTATGGACGATTATGTATGGTGCTCCATCCTTACCTATAAAAGGCCTCTTGGAGGCAATACTATCTCGCCCTAGAAAAGATTGTGCTTCTTGAACTCTATTGTTTTTCATTTCTCAATTATTTAAGATTACACAATTTCAAGAGCAAATCGAACACCAGCGCCTGCGGCTTCCAATGCTACTCCAACAATACTATTAGGGAATTCTGTGACCCCGGCACTAGAAGGGGCCAACTTTCGAAGGCTTCCATCTCCTGCTGATTCCAAGAAATCACCAATAGCTATAGACGTTCCTGATGTAGAATCAGAAATCCCATATACCTGCTCACCCGGAACAGGTCTCAAAAGTGACACCGTGTCACCTGATGCATAAGCATCTGTCTGTTTCTTCCCTTGTGCTGCATCTTCCAATGCAAACAAAGGAGCAACAGAACCTCCTGCAGTAGCATGCTTTCTCACCTTCCCAGTAGTCATCCTTTCAACAAGGTTACCAGGAGTGATTGCCGCATTTGCTACAGCTTCATCTCGTATATTAACATACGTTTTCGCAATTACTGAATTTGCCATATTATTTCAATTAAATTAAAATTCAACAATTATTTTCCTTCTGAATCTACTGGTAATCCAATCATTGCGGATACTTCTTCAGAATGTTCTTCTTGATTAGCAGCGATACCATTGCTACCTAATGCTGAATAATCTGCATCAGGAATAACAGTTTCATGCAATGCTTTCAAATCCTCATCAGCCCAATCTTTCAATTGCTCTGGTTTGAATGCTGAATTAGCAGTAATCTCTGTAATCAATTTTGCCCTGGTATCATTGTACATCTTCAACCCGGTTTTCATCTGCCCTTTCAATCCTTCTGGCAGAAACTTGTCAATGAAGTCTTCAGGATCAGTAGTGCTATTAAACACTTCCCTAATCTTTTCATCCATTGGCACATCATCCGATCCATCTTTGTTCTTGTTCACCGCTGGGGCTGAATCTGCATCCCCTTTTCCATCTTCTGGAGTTCCTTTTCCATCACCTGTTTCTGCATTCACAGTAGGTTTGATTTCTTTAGGAACCAAGAGCTTTCGCTCATCCTCAGACAAGGCGGTTAACCATTCGCGATTATCCTCTGTGAATTGTGTCGCTTCATTTGCAATCAGCTCATCAACTCCACAAGGACATTTCTCGTCTTTCATTTTTCCTCCTTTTTTATTTGAAACATTATTAAATTTCGTTCTTTGAATTGAGGTGTTCACATTCACAAAGGAAACCTCTTTTCGCACCTCCGTGGGGTCTCCTTTAAATTCAATACTGCCATCAGCATTGACAACGTAATCTCTACGAAATGTCATAGATTCTTGCGTTTCATTGTTGACGACGCGATACACAAAATTGCCATCAAAAACATCTTCCAGAAAATGAACTCTCACATTGTTATCCAACTGGTCCAATTTCTGTTGTATTGATGACATAATTTCTCTAAACCCTTGTTCATTAGTAATAAACTTGGGTAGGTATCCTTTCTCAATTAAAGGAATCAAATGTTCTCCTTTCATTAAGACAAGATCCTTTGGTTTCTTTTCATCTTTCATCTCATATCTATTTGCATTTTGGTTCAACTTCTTTCCTTTTTCATTAGTCCTAATACCACAGCCATCATCCCAGCTACAGGCTCCAACAGCATTAGGCAATAGAGCCAGGTGATCCGGCCTTATGTTTGTAGCCACAGCTTGGTAACTTTCTTGATTAAACTCTCCGGGCTGGCCCGTACCTTCTAGAAAGGCTCCTATACTTACCTCCAATACCATATGCCCTTCTACTCGCTGGAAGGTATCTTCAGAGACATGCTCCAGTTGATTGGTATTCAGCCATGCTTCTCCTTTCAATTTGTCCCCCTCCATATGTACATTGAAAAGCCTGCCTACTATTTCTTTCGCTAGAGAAGGCTGATTGGCAGAAACAAAATTATTATCTTCCTGGGGGTGGTTGACTACGACTGGGATGCCATTCCATGCTGAGGCAAATTTTCCTAGTTCTTCAGCCGTGTATAACAGTGGTCCTTCACTTCCTGAATGAACACCTTCCACCATTAACACCACAGGAACCACCCAATGCTGAACTCCTTCTAATTCAGCTTCCCTCAATTCATAGTCTGTGAGTGAGTTGATATGTAAGAAAATCTGTTTCATTTTATTAAAGTTAACATAATATAATTCATTTCTGTTTCTTTGCCCTGACAAAATCAGCAATTAATTGTATTGCTAATATGAACCCCCCTGCCAATACATATACGAAATCATTGAATGGCCAATCCTTTTTGAAGATATCCATAGCAGTTGCCCACAACCATTCCGCATATGGAACAGTGACTACCAACAGCATGCCATTGAATAGAGCCGTAATCCAATTCTTCTTCACATATACACCTACTTCTTTCAAACCTAGTCCGTTGTGGTCAGCATCATAGACATCTCTGTACCACCATAACTTGCCTACCATGTATAAGGCCCATCCAAAAGCTGCTTGCCCATAATGGATCATAATAGAATGCTGGTCAACTTGTTCCGGAGTAATCATTTCTTTGTATTTTGCATTTCATTCAATCTCCTATCGATCCTGTCTAATCTTGCATTCACATTCAAAAATTGAAGATCCATTTTTTCTGAGGCGTGTTCAATATGATCGTCCAACTTCGTTTCCTGAACCCCTAACGATCTGCCTCCCCAGAAAGATACAAGAATCAAAGCTATGGCCAATCCAATAGAGATAAAAGTATGTTTATCTAGTCCAATTTTTTTCATTTTCTCTTCCATGTTCATATGTTCAATTCAAAAAGCGCCAACCAATAGAATTAAGTTTATATTGGGTCATTTATTGTTACTGATGAAAAATTTACTTCATGACTTAAAACCCATGTTCGTAAATTGACATTTGAAAACCTTGATTTAATTTTATTCTTTTGGGTAGTTGATAACTTAGAATAAAAACGTTTTAACTTAGTTGAATTTATAACGTGTTTATTTGTTACCGCTTCTTTTGAAGTCATTCGTTTATCAACTGTAACTGTTAAAATATTTTCTTCGTTAGAATCTAACGTTTCACTTTTTATGAACAAATAATTATCAAAAAATCTATTTAGAATAAATTCTAGTTTATCAAGTTGGTTGTCTGTTAATAATAAAACCTTCATAATCCTAAAGAAAAACGATTATTAATATAATTGAAAATTTTATCTCTTTCATTCGTTGTTGTTTTTACATTTTTTATTATTAAAGAATATTGTTCTTTATTTGGGTAATAAATAGGAGCAGCAATTTGCTCACTTCCAACAGTTGCAATATTTACCAATGCTTTATTAACCAAACTTCCAACAAAATTACCAGTATTAGAACCTGAAACTAAAGTTAAACCACTACCAACGGTATTTAATACATTATCAATAACCATTGAATAGTTAACACCATCACAAATAAATCCAATGATATGTTTACCAACTGATAAAACACTTGATTGAACGTTGTCATTTATTCCTGAATTATCATTTGAAATGATGTTAGCTTTTCCAGTAGCATCAACATTAAATTTTACACGATCATTTATATTTCCAGCATTTTTATTAAAAGAGATAGGGGTAATTTCATTGACATGATCAACATCAACAATGCACCAATATTCAAAGGTTGTTAAATTTTGAAAGTTTGTTGCATCTACTACGAGCTTTAAAAAATCCCCAACACCGTCAAAGGTTACGACATCGGCGGCTAGTGAGGGTAAGGCGCTTGTTGTTTTTTGATATATGTCAAGGTTAGTATCTTGTTTAAAAATTTTGAATTTGGAAAAATCTAATTCCGTAGTTCCAGACGCCAAAAGTTGAACTACTAAAACAGATGTATAACTGGTATCAATCCATGAATAATTTAGAATACTAAATCCTTCCGAATCAACAGGCAATGAAGATATAAGAAATGTTTTAAAACCACCTATATATAATCTAATATTATTTTCGCCTGATATTTGTTTTACTTTTAATTCTATTCTTTTTTCTAATAATCCACTACCTAAGCCCGCGCCGGAAAAATTTAATCCATTCCAACCCGGATTTAATTGTGATACCCAATAATAATTCCCGTTGGCTCTTTTTCCTGAATCAATAAAATCAGCAGCCCCAGCATCATAAATAGAACTATTCCCAAAACCGTCTGGTACATCCCATGTACCAGAAGCATCTTTCCGCAAAGCGCCCCCTGTTAACCATTCACCTAAAACAGTTAAAGCACCTTTAGTATTTCTATAGATAAAATATGTTGTGGAATCAACAACTTTGCTTTTTTTGGCATCCCAAATAGCCAAAGAGTTAGCTAACTTTGAGGGGTTAAATAAACCTCCTAATGTCAACAATATGTTTTTCTTCTTACTCATCATTAGTATTCGATGGTAAAAGCATCATTCTGTGCTGCTGCTAGGAAATTTAATTTCCTAGGGTGTCTTCTACCTCCTCTTAGAATTGCAATATACGGCTCACTTGAACTTGTATAAGCAGGTGAACCAGCCACCGCCGGCGTCCCTACTGCAAATTTCACCGTCCCTACCGTTACGCGAATAACGGCTTCAACCTGTTCTTCAGTATCTAATGTTACCACACTATTTGCTGGTACCGCATCCGTCTCCACCACCGTGTCTGGATGTTTTGTTAATGTTGTATCTGCCATATCATTCTTATTTTATTGTTCATTGTTTTCAATCACATAGAATCCTGGGGTATTCTCTAGCTTCTTGAGCTCCTCAGTCTTACCCTCTTTGAGCAACCTAGCGGCCCTTATCCAATCTCCATTCATTGCATCAGCTTCAAGGTTAAATGACTTCACTTTATTATTGTCATCTATCGTTACTGCGTTCACTGGTACTTTCAATAATGTCATAATCCTATCCTTTTAAAGAACTCACTTAATCCCTCGGTAAAATCTTTTATGAACCCTTGGTCATTATTGATGAGGTTAAATTTCATATCCTTCATTCTTACCTTTTCCTTTCCTTGACCAAAAATGATAGATTCTTTTTCTCTTTCTAATCCTCTCGTAACCTTATACAAATCTGGGATAAAAATGTCTTCCTTTTTCACCACTCTTCTTATTGTTATTCCTTGAAACCTTCTACTTGCCCTTACTGCTCCAAATTTATCTGCTTGTTCTAGACTTGATGAATATCCTGCCAACGACCCTTCATTAAACGTATAAGAAGTTCTTTTCAAATCCAATCTCAAAGCATCAATCATCTTATCAGCGATGCCTCTACGCACGCCTCTATATAAAGTCATTTCCTTTATTCCTTCAGCTTCCATACGGACTTGAAAAATGGCACGAGTCATAAAATAACGAGTATCACTAAATTCAGTGACAGCTGCTCTCATTTTCTGTATCTGGGAATCTCCAATTAATCCTTGATACATATAAGTCTCCCCTACTCCTTTCTCCATTAATTCAGACTTCATCTTAAGGACCATTGAAGGAAGATCAGATGGAGTGCTCTGCCATGAATCAAGCAAATTAACAGTCTTATCTAGTTCAGGAAATTCTCTTAGAAAACTATTAAAGGTTTTACCTTCTGCTTTCCACTTCTTCCACCTCTCAGCCATCTGTTGTTTGATCCTGAAATATTCTCTCCCATTTTCGGCCGATTTCATATTTGAAGCTACCGCATCTTGTCTCCATGCTTCCTGTTTGAGATTCTCTTCTGTCACTTTGAATGGTATCCAAGCACATCTGCATTGAGGATGTAATGGTATCATATTCCTGGCCTGGTCAATAGTGAAAACACTTCCTTCAAGATCAGCACATTGTTGGCATACTCTATTATCTCCTGCGGTCACCCACTCCGCCTTTACTGTCACTCCTGCTACCTTCCAGTTTTTGAATTCTTGTAACTGCGCTTCCGCATGGGCACGAATTATTTCCGTACGTGCTAGTACCTCTGCTCTTCGTTCCGCTGGTATAAACCTCCCTAAGGTGTCAATAAGGCTCAAATCACCCCCTGTCCCTTTAATTACGGCATTCAATTGCCTTGCCAATGTAGAAGGTCCTAAACCATCCGCAAGTCCCTGAGACAGTACGCGACTAATCTGCTGGTCCATGGCGTCTGTTATTCCTTTCAGCTCGTTAAAGACCCTGGTAAACAGTAATCCTACTCTATCTATATGTAACGGAGTAGACATCAGAGCTCCTAACCCTCCTGTGCTTTCTAGGGTAGGTACATCGAATCCCCCACGTACTAATTGTGAACGAGCCCGCACTGCTCCTCTTCTATAACTATCTAGTATGAACTTATTTGTCCACGGATCTTCTATTCCTGATCCTAGCTGGTTGATAGATCCTAATTGCAATATTCCTTTCTCCTCTTGTTGTTTCAGCCAGTTCATAAAAGCATCTAACTTATCTGCGGTCCTAGGAAATGCAAATTTTCTCCTTCCAGGTGTCTGCATGGCTACCACCTTCATCGTCCCCTCTTTCTTAAGGCCGAAGACATCTTCATCAACGATAGCTTTCGTTATTAGCATACGCAGATGCCTGAACCTTCTTTTAGCTTCCCGGACAAATGCATTCCGCAGTACTGTGGTCCTGGAAGGATCACGGTTCACTATCAACTCATGCGTATTCGTTGTAATATGCAAATGATTATGTTGATATGTCTGTACTGCCGTGTTCATATTACTTGTGTTGCCCCCACATGGCCGGGTTGAGCCAATAACCATCCCCAGGCCTCACTAATTAATGTTGTTACCGCTGCCATTTGGGTAGCTGTAAGATCCGGAAATGGTTTAGGATATTCA